GATTTCTTTCTCAAGTGCCTTGGTTGGTTTCTTTTCGTAATCTTTCTTTGCTTGAATCATCTTCTTCTTAAAGACAACTCTCTCACTATAGATCTTCTCCATAAGTTTAGGGAGAAACCCACGAGTCTTAGTGGTAAACATAGCACCATTAGGACACACAGTAACATCCTCAAGTGAGGATAGATCAACCTCTTCATTGAGAAGTCTATCTACACTGACATTAGGGAACCTATCATCCAGAAGAGTCTCTGGTGATATGTTGTACTGCATTATAAGATGAGGATACAGTGAGTTCAAGTCAAAAGATACAACCCAATCATACATGCCAGGTTTAGGTTCCTTCACGTATGCACCAGCATACTTCTCACTCTTATCCTGATCCTTCTTAGGTGGTATAACTATCCCCTTCCTCTTTAGATCATTGTATATAATCATATCCCACATACGAACCTGATAGAAGACATCAGTAAAGTTCACTTTAGCATCGTATGCCATAGTGATAGCAAGCTCAATAAGCTTCATCTTCTCCTCAAGACCGTCAACAATTCTAACGTCTTGTACGTTGTAATCTACAAACTTATTCCATCCCTTTGTGTAGAAGTCCTTGAAGGTATCAAACTCTGAGTGATCTAATTTCTTATTACCTAGTTCTACCTCACCAATATAATCTAATCGATAAGACTCCTGTGCTTTATAAGTAAACTTCTTGTACAAATCCATGTAATCAAGAACGGTTACACCAGCAATATCATATACAAGATGTGGTCTACCTTGCATATAAATCTCCTCATTAGTCACCAAACCCCAAGGAGATAGTTTCTTCATAGCCTTCTCACCAAGAACTCTGGTGATCCTCTTAGCAAGGTATGGTATGTCATACAACTGACAGTTCCATCCAGTCACAACCTCTGGTGGTGTGTGACTCCAGTAATTTATAAAATGTTGTAGTAAATCATACTCATCATTACACTGGACATACTTTACCATCTTGTCCTGAGTCCTGTATGGTCCTACACCAAAGGTCAGAATCCTCTTAGTATTATAGTCCTGTAAAGATATAAGCAACAACTCCTCATCACACTTCTCTACTGTAGGGAACCCATTTTCAGACTGAACCTCAATGTCAATAGTGACAAGGTTCATCTTCTTTATGTCAAATTTTATTTCAGTCTCTGGATACTTCTCAGAAATATATTGGTAGATATATCTGTTGTTACCAAATATCTCAAACCCTTCTACCTCACTATGAGTTTTGACAAACTCTCTAGTCTCACGTACAGTACCAGGTTTTATACTCTGTACATACTGACCATCCAATGTTTTATACTTTGTCTTCTTTTTGCTAGGAACAAACATCGTAGGTTGAAACTTCTCCCTCGATGTAAAACTCTTCCCACCTTCATACCCTCTGACTAGGAAATCATTCCCAACCATCTGGACGTTGGTGTAATATCTCATCCTGCGTGTATCGTTTCTGTAGGAGTGTCTAGTCTAACAAAAGATGAAGGACTTTGCAACTGCTTCTCACGTTCTCTAAACAATCTGACAAAGTTATTGAACATGTATTGTATCTCCTCTCTACTCATATAAGGTGCTGGCATGTTTAGGTATGATCCTTGATCATCACTTCTCATCTCAACTATCAAATCATCTTCTATAAACCCTTCCTTAACACACATATCCCTCATAGGTGTACCATGATAAGGAGTGTATATGAATGCATTAGTATCATTACATCCTAACTGTGCTGCTAGTTCAACTGACTTCATACAATGTTCCATAGTCTCATATGGATATCCTATGATGAAGTTACATGTAGTAGAAAGACCTGCTTCTCTAGCAATAGCAAATGCTTCTATCGCTCTCTCGTTCTGATATACTCTACCTATAACATCCTTACGGAACTGGGGATCACCATGCTCTACACCCATATTAATTTTTACACATCCCAACTCCTTGAGTGTCTTTGCTTGATATGGTGTCAATAACTCTGGTCTTGTTTGAGTAAAGAAAGGTATTTTGTACTTTGAATACATCTCTGCCCACTCATTAAAACCTCGTTTTGACATTGTAAGGAATGTATCTGTCAAGATCCACAACAGCTCTATCTTATGATGATCTATAAGATGTTTCAACTCTGCTTCTTGATGCTCAACAGTTTTCTTTCTGAAGAACAAACTATCTGTTTCCTCCTTATATAATCCTGCATTAGATGGTGAGTTACAGAATTTACATTTGAATGGACATCCACGTTGTGTTTCTGTCACACCAATCTTTACTATCTTACCTTGGAATGGTCTGTATAATGACTTTTCTGGAAATATATCATGATCTGTAATTGGTAGTTTGTTTACATTACAAGCAGTTCTCATCGGATTAGGATGAATGTTAGGTAGATGATGACCGTCTTTACCTTCACTAATACAATCCATTAGTTCTGGTATTGCTTCATCTCCTTCTCCTCTACAAATATAATCACACTTACCTTCAAACGCTTGTGGATTATACGTGCAAAATACTCCACCACATACACTAATAAACTCTATATCTGAGATCTTATCCATGAATTTTTTCCACAGATAATAAGTATCCTCTACAACAGAAGACAAAATTACATCTGGTTTGAATTCTAATACCTTATTTCTCCATGCAGTATACATGTCAGTATCTTCAAGCGTGAAAAAAGAAGGATCTAGATCATCTCGTTCCCATTTATATTCAGGAAACATTCCTCTTTTAGTCCTTTCCTGATCTCTATCTGGTCTAGCAAAATCTTCTTCTTCATCAACTGGATACCAAGTAGCATCAAACAACTCCAAGTTATAATATCCTGCACGTTTCAAACAAGCAGATATAATAGCAATACCACCTGGCGGTGTTACCCTCAAGTGTTGGTTAGGATATAACCAAAGTATCTTAAGATTCTTTTGTAACATTCTTAGCAGTCAATGCCTGATACTTATCTAGGTGTGTTTTATCAGGTTCTAAAATTGTTAATATACTATCCGAATGAATCATCATCTCACGTTGCATAGAGAATGATGGCCAATGCTCTAGGTACTCTCCTTTGAGTTCATATGGTTCTATCAACTTACAGTCAGGTTCTCCTAGTTCCGTACTTACCTCTTCTATACGTGAGACCAACACCAAATTATTTTTTAATAATAAAATTTTTATCATAAAGACAAACTCTTAGATTTTAAGTTTACCACAGCTGAACGTACTTTGTCAATATATCCAGTATTTCTTAGCTCTTTGAATACCATATTTTCAAAACCATACTCACCATATTTTAGCAAAGAAGATGATCTAGCACCACGTAGTTGTCTTACTAGTTCAGTTAGTGCATCTGGTTTCTCACTCTTTACAAGAACATCTATTCTATGTTTAAAATGCTCTACTTTCTTTTCCAATTCTCCTTGATCCAGTTCACCACTAAACTTCTCTGGTTTCTGAATCCATGTTTGTTTCAACAAACTATAAACACCTTGACTTTTCTTACGTGTAACACCAGGTCTTTCAACATAAGGTTCTGCTTTTACACCATAGACTTTCACGTTATGAGTCAATTCCCATAAAGTTTTTTTATCCATATAATAATGATCTAAAAAATCTGGATCACAATCAGGAACATACTTAGGGTCTATTACTAGATGTACATCTAAATCTGAAAAAGGAGTATAGTTGTATCCAGCATTACCACCCAATAGTATTATATCTGTTATAGCCCTCTCTTCAAGATGAACATAGTCTGCAAATGCTTTTGCAAACTTCATCAAAGTTTCTCTAACCTCAGGCTTGAGAGAGTCCCCAATCCAAAAAACTGGATTGAGGACTTCCTTGAATCTAAGAGTTAATGTTTCCCTCAGATCCTTTGGTTTAATATGTTTTAGAACTCTTGAATACAATGGACCATCACAAGTCTACACTATATTTAGAGCCAATCTTTCCGTTGCTGTGCTTCAGGAATGATTTTTTCAATATCAATTAGTAATAGTCCATCCTCGAACTTTACTTCCTTGACTTCAAGTTCTTCAGGTAATGACCACTGACGTTTGAATGCACGTTGTGCCAATCCCTTATGAACATAATCAGCCTCTACACCGTCACCTTTCTTACCTTCAATGACAAGTCTTCCTTCTTGGGTGTAGACTTTTAAATCTTCTTTTTTGAATCCTGCAAGTGCTACCTCTACCCTATACTCATGGTTAGAAACCTTTATTGTATTATAAGGTGGATAGTTATTTGTACTTGCAAAATGCTGATCAAAGGTTGTGAACCAGTCATCAAACCCGATCATATTTTTTCTTACTTTGGCAAGGTAGTCCTGAGTTTCAGGCACTGACAAAGTAATGCTGTTTGCTTCGTTAAACATAGTGACCTCTTTGAGCGTCTAGTTGTAATGTCCCGTTAGGCGACACTACTAATTATACAATATTATCCTATAGATAGG